CAAATGATAAATGTAAAACAAAAAATGCTGGATATGAAGCATCCTCATATATTAAATTTATATATGAAAATTATGATAATTTGCCACAATATATTGCATTTATACATGGACACGAAGATGCATGGCATCAAAGAAAAAATATTTTGAATATTATTCAAAATAGAGATGAATGGGTAAATAAAGAATATTATGGATTAAATGACTTTATAACCGGTGATTGGAAAAAAAATAGTACAAGTGGTAAATCTCGATATCCAGTATTAGAAAAAATATGGGATAAATATTTTAAAACACAATTGCAATTGGACTTACCCGATGAATTAAATAGTGATTGTTGTGCACAATTTATAGTAAAACGTGAAAATATATTAAAGCATCCTCTTGAAACATATAAATTATGGTTAGATTTGTTATTAGAAGATTATAAACAATACAATATTGATAATAAAGATATTGCATTTGGATTCGAAATGGTATGGCATGTTATTTTTGGACAACCAGTTATAAATATATAAATAGAATATAATGTCCGAACAAACAAATCTTATAATTTGTTGTGCAGGTGATAAATCATTACATTCTGCTTGGATATCTTCTAATAGTTCGTATGACCTTATGATTCTATATTATGGAACAGATGCCAAAACTGCTGAAAAATATAAAACAACTGCCAAATATTTTTTTCAACAAAAAGGATATAAATTTGAATTGATTCGTAGCATTGTTGCTCCATTATATGATTCTGGGCAACTTAATCAATACAAATATATATGGCTACCAGATGATGATTTAGAAGTATCGAGTGAGCAATTAGATCAGATGTTTATATTTGCAGAAGAGCGTAATTGTGAAATATGGCAACCATCTATTGCAAATCATTTAGTACCAACACTATTTCATCCAACAAAATCATGGCATAGTTGGGCGGATACAAAAACAGACAAACAAAGCAATGGTTATAGACGTATTAATTTTCCTGAAATAATGATGCCTGGATTTTCGGCGTATGCTTTTAAGCATATATTTTTAGTATCATTAAAATTATTTCCAAAAGCAAATGTTGGCTGGATATATCAAGAAGTATGGGGATTGTTAAGTAAACATCATCATCCAGACGGATTTGTACATAATTATATATTTGATGACATAACAGTATATCATACAGTTCCAGTAAATATAGGGTCAATGATGCATAAAATTGGTTCAGCGGAATATAAATTATATCAAGGAAATATTACAAAGGATGAATTAAAATCGTATGCAATTACGGAACCGATTATTTAACAATATCTATAATTTTTAAATGCTTCTTTTGCCATTGCTTCATCAATAAGCTCTTTAACACGTCGTTCACCATTTGTAATATATATTTGTGCGGAATCATCACCTTGAGGTCTATCATGTAAACTAGTACGTGAAATTGCTTGTGTTGCAATAAATGGATATGTTCCAATCATTATTGTTTTATCTGCTGCATAATTATCAATTGGTTGTTCATTAATATTCCATAAACTAAATTTTTCCATTCCACTTTTAGTTATTAAATAAAAATGAGCTGTTACAGCTTTACATTTATAAATTAATGGTTCTTTATTAATAATATTTAATTCCCAAAATTCACCAAACCCTCCATTAAATGTTTCCCATTCATTACGATGTTCCCATAAATATGGTAATAATTTAAGAAAACGATCCCAATCATTTTGTGAAAATTCTGCATCATCTTCTAAAACTAGATACCATTCGTGTTTTTTTTCTTTTGCAATTTCAGCAATTTTTTTATGTGATAATCCTGCTCCATGCCAACCAGGATTTGCTTTTACTGCACTAATACGTATAGGTTTTATTCCATATTTTAAACATTGTCTATATATAGTTTCCCATCTATCCGGACGACTATCAAGATTAATAATATAGACAGGAATTGGTGGAAATGAAACCATATTTATTATCTTGTAAGATAATAAATATGATACAAATTATTTTATATTTATGTTTATTAATGTTTATATGTATGTTATATATTTTATTAAAACAAAAAGAATCGTTTATTAATAAAAATAAATGGGCAGTTATACAATTTGATAATCGACCATTAACTGATGAATATAAATTATTAGTAGAAAAAAATAAAGAATATTGTAAAAAACATAATTATACACATATATTTGAAGAATCAAAATATGAAAATATTCCACCATATTGGATAAAAGTATTTATGGCAAATGACATATTAACAACAAAACATGAAAATAATGAATATTTATATGATGGTATATTTTGGATAGATACAGATGCAGTTATTCATAATCATGATATACCAATTCATATGTTATCAAATAAATCATTCTTTTGTTCTCCTGATCCTGATTATTTGGGACCAAGTAATTTTAATGCAGGTGTATGGGGAGTCCGTAATACAGAACAAGGTCGTGCTATTTTAAATGAGTGGATACAATTATATAACAATATAAAATCAAATTGGACAAAAAATGGAGATTCATGGTCAGGAAATGGAGAATGGGCTGGAGAAATATATGAACAAGGTGCATTTAATAAATTTATATTAAATTCTGAGAAATATAAAGATAATATTGAAATTTTTCCATATCAAAAATTTCAAAGTATTAATTTAGATAAATCAGATATATTTACATTACATTTTTCATTAAAACGCAATGATGCACTAAAAGATTATATTAATATAATTAAGTAATTGTACTTAAAAATTCATTAATACTATCATTTGATTGATTAAAATAGTTTGTATAATCTTCATCTTTATTATGTAAATCTGAAAAACTTGGTGTCTGTATTGCAATAGCAGGATATACTGATAATGGCTTAAATATGCGACTAAACCATGAATCACATGCATTTTCATTTTCAGCTCCTTCTGGTTTCCATTCCATAATTTTATTATATGCATCTTTTGTATAAAATATAAAATGTGTAGTTAAACTATTTGTTTTTACTAATTTATGTTCTTTATCAAATAATTCAATATTATGTGGAAATGTTGGACCACCGTTAAAATAGTTCCATTTATTACTATTTTCCCATAAAAAAGGCAATAATGATTTAAAATGATTCCATTGTTCAATACTAAACATACAATCATCTTCTAAAACAACTACCCATGGAAGATTACGTTCTTTTGCTAGAGTAGCACATTTTACATGTGATAAACCACATCCATGCCATCCAGGCTTACGTTTCACAGCAGAGATACGTTCAGGATTAATCCCACATTGTCTACACATTTTTTGTATTGCTAACCATTTATCTTTGCGTTCATCTAAATTAATCACAAATACTGCTGGAGCAGGAAATTGGCTCATTATTTAAGCATTTGATATTATTTAATTAATAATATTAAATGACTGCCTGGCATGTATATTTACTTCTTAATTCAACACATACACGTACATATGTAGGCGCAACTATTGACCCAATAAGACGACTCCGTCAACATAATCAAGAAATAGTCGGAGGTGCTCGAGCTACGTCTAGCGATCAATGGACACATGCATGTATTATCTACGGATTTCCTGATGAAAGAGCGGCTCTCCAATTTGAATGGATGTGGAAACATCTTACTCGTAAACAAGGTCGTGGAGAACCACTTGAACGCCGTTATGAAGCTCTCCAAAAACTATTAGAGTCTGGTCGCTCTTCCTCTACATCTATCCCTTTTTCACAATGGGATGAACCATATAAACTTTCATTAGATATTATATATCCTATAATTGAACAAGAAATAATGCCAGATATTTTCAAACAATATATTAGAGTTTCTGATACAGTAGACGCAAGCGTCTGCACTAGGTCCGCCTGTACACAATATGCTCATACAGAGCAGTCTGTTCAAATTCAGGATCAATTAGAATAGCATGGTTATTTTCATATGTTTTTCCAATTGCAGCAATTAGAGGGTCATTTGTATCATCTAAAATAATATACCCACCTTGTTTACAAAGACGCAATGCATTTGCCATATCGGATGCTGCTACATGTTCTAAATGCCCGCCATCCACATGCACCAAATCAAATTGCTGTGCTGCATAATTTGGCACAGTTATGCATGAATCACCGCTAATCAACTCTAATTGTGCATTTGGAAAAGCTGTTTTTAAATATTCAAAGCATGGATGGACGTATGCATGATCACAAATATCAAAAATTGTACATTTTGCATTTGGCTTTTGTAGTAAGAAAAGTAGCATACTATGACCTGCATTAAACCCAATCTCCATAATAGATGGAGAATCAGGAAGTATAGATGCAACTTTTAGGAGATTGCGCTGCTTTGCAGCAAGCTCAGGAGCTAAATGTAAACTTAGATGATAATAGAAGCAATTCCCTTCTAATTGTTCACCAGATTTCTCAATAATTTGTTGAAGTGCTATTAGGTGCTGTTTTAATATATCCATCTGGTATTCTAAAATATAGATTAAATATGTTGTTTAAGCGAATGCACCAATACGACTCCCTAATATAGAATATTCCATAGGGGCTTTACCGACTAAATCTGATTCAGTCATTTGATATATACCTTGCTTTCGGTCTGCAACCCACTGACGTAACATAGGAATATCATTTACTGTTGGAACATGATTTGCGGCTAGCTGTGTTAGAGTTCCAGGCGAGACGCCAAAGGCTTCTTGCCCGCCAAAGGCTTCTTGCCCGCCAAAGGCTTCTCGCGCCATAATAATATTAGCAATTTTTTGCCCAAATTGCTGCCTAAAAGTAGGACGACCTTCCCTTATAATATAACCTATTAGTATTACTATTACAATTATTAAAGGTATAACTAAAATAGAACTTTTCATAGTCTGTGTCTAATTAATCTGTATTTTAAATATACACATGCTAATAAGGAATGGCGGAACAGCCTGAACCAGAAACCGGATTAGTGGTTTACCAATCAGAAACGGAACGATTCCGTCTCAATCTGCGACCATCTGCAATTGGTATATCCGCTGGCATGATTGCTGCAAATATTACACATAGTATTATGGATACTGCAGTACAAGCAACATCAAGTACTGCTGCTGCTGGCATTAATACAATTGGGTATGTTGCAGAAAAACTAGTTGAATATACAATTGGTCCAACTGCAAGTCTGCCTGTTATGTATGCTCGTCATGCAGCGGCGGATACAACACGTAATTCTATTCGTGCATATTCTCCTCTAACATCGATGTTAGCAAGTGCAGCTATTGGTACAACAACTGCATTAGCAGTTACAGCAGGTGAAGCAGTTTTTCGCGGAGCTGCACCTATTGTAAAATCTGCAGTTGTTGGAACTGTATCTGCAGTTGCAAATACAGCATCTAGTATTTATAACTCTATACCATCTCGCGAACAATTATGGTCAGCTCTTCCACGTATTCGTTTTAATGGTATTATTATTCCAGCATCTACAATTCAAAATGATATGTCCCGTCCTGCATTTGGGGATAATACAAGAACTGATCTTATTTCGGGTATTAATTATCAACCATCAACGCCTGAACAACATTCATCTGCACCTCCATCAACACCGCTTCTTCTAACAGACTCAACAACTGTACAAGAAGCAGTTCCAGAAATTAACATCTAAAAATTGAGATAAAAGACGCTTAAGCCAATTCACTAATAGCTATTAGAATATGGCACCGACAATTTTAGTATTTGATACCGAAACGAGTGGGCTTCCTAAGCGCGCCGGTTTTGAACGACTCTATCCTGCATGGGATTTAAAATCATATGATACATGCCGTGTAATTCAATTAGCATGGGCGATTTATACAGCCGATGGACATTTGATGCAACAACGGTCTGTTTATATTCGTCCTGAAGGATTTGTACTAGATGCAAGTGCATCGGCTATTCATAAAATTTCCATGGAACAGCTTTTAGAAGAAGGTGCACCAATCAAAGCAGTTCTGAAGGAATTTCAAAAAGATCTGGCTGGAGCAGGAATTATAGTAGGTCATAATGCACGATTTGATGTGTACGCGCTTGCGAGTGAAGCATGGCGTGCAGGAATGAATGAACTTGCGGCTGCAATTGAAGGAGCACCAGTGCATTGTACAATGCGCTTAGCCAAAGATTTTTGTGGTGCACGAAATGAGTATGGGATTAAGTTTCCACGACTTGCAGAGTTGCATAAAAAGCTGTTTGGTCATGAGCCACCTGTTCAACATGATGCACTTGCAGATGTGGAAGCAACAGCCGCATGCTATTTTGCTTTACGGCAGTTAGGAGTTGTACTATAATAAAAATAACTATATTTAAAGTTTGGCTGTATAATTATTTATAAATGGAACATGATGTATTTATAAGTAATTTAGTGATATTAACACAAAAAGTAGATGAAGCTGTTGCAAAAGCAATTCTTGGGCAAAGTAAATTGTCACCTGAAGTCCTCGCACTTGAAGGTATGTCATCACACGGTATTCGCCATTTACTCAATAATGTATGCGAGCTTGTAGGTGGTAATTATTTAGAGATTGGAAGTTGGCGAGGATCAACGTTTATATCTGCACTTTACAAAAACGCAGATGTAAAAGCATTATCAATTGATCATCATGAAGAATTTGTAAATCATGAACAATTCAAAACAACGGCAGATATGCTTTTAGATAATTGCAAGCGCATGCTTATACATAATGAACAATATCAGCTTGTAACTGCAGATTGTTTTAAAGTTGAAATTGATCCTGCATGGAAATTTAACATATATTTATATGACGGTTATCATTCATATGAATGCCAATACCAGGCTATTAGTAAGTATTATAAACATTTGACCGATATGTTTATTTATATTTGTGATGATTTTTCATGCTATAATATTGAGGATGCAACAAGAGCGGCATTTAGGGATATGAATATTGAGGTTATAAGTGAGCACAAGATGTATGGCTATCAGAATGTAAATGTATGTCGTAAGGAAGGTTTTTGGAATGGCTATTATATAGCTGTATGTGTAAAGCGTATGAGTTTCCCATTATTTTATGGGCATGATTCGGCTGGAAAAAAAGTAAATATTCATAGGTTTAGTTAGGGTGATTGAAGCAATATTTTTAAATAAATTATGATAATTAGGTTAGTTGCAAAGATGCTCTATATTTACGAGCACGACGAGCCGTTAGGAATTTAGAAATTATTCCTTGTTTTTCTTTATCAGATGTATCACTACCTAATTGCTCAATAAGATTTTCCCAGCGAGCAATTGTGGCTGGTTCATCTATATCATTATCTTGTTCATTTAACCATGTTTTGAAAATACCTAATTGATTTTTCTTGTAAGCTTTTAGGATAGTTGTAGCTGTCCATACTTGTCTATCTTCTCGTTCAATTGGATTTCGTGTATCATTATATTCGTTTACAATCTTATTATGACGCAAACGACGCAATTCTTCAATAAATGTACGAATAATCGGTTCAGCAAAGTCAAGTGTTTCTATTGTATGTACATCATTTAGAAGCTTTGCAAACATTATCTCCCATGCATCTCCTGATAATTCATTTGTTTGTTCACACCATTCTTTATATGGTGTAGTTTTATTTTCTTTAATACATTTATAAATCTGTAAAACTTTCCATTGTTTTGGGATTGGTTTTTCTTTTACTGTAATTTTAGGTTCTTCTATTTCAATTGGTTTTTTAGGTTGTTTTTCTTTAATAAGTTTAGGGATAGTAATATTATAATTATTATTAGAAACTAAATTATCAAGTTCTATTGCATATTGTTTTGCTTGATTTAATTTTTCAAGAATAGTAAATTTTGATGATTTACTTGTAGCCCATCTGCGAGCAGTTAGCTGCTTTGTTTGAATATTTTCTATTCCAGTATTTTTTTGATTTTGTATAGGATGACCTTCAACTGTAAAGAATTCTCGTGTTGTATTATTTATAGTTTCTTTATAATATACAATAAATTTAGGAATCATATCTGTAGTAATACCATCAGGTAGTTTACGTGCATTTTTATGGCGTGAAACTTTACCACGATTTTCATTTTGTATTGACTGATCGACTAAACGAAGATTTGATAAGCGATTATCTAATTTATTTGTATTTATATGGTCTACAGATAATTGCCCTTGTCCTTGTCCTTGTCCTTGTCCACGATGATTTTGAAGGAGCTGATGTAAACATATACATGTTGATTTATGATTTTCAGTAATATGTGCTGCTGCATATCCAGTTTTCATAATAAACCATGATATTGTTTTATTATTGTATTTGCGAATTTTTGTTAGTGTATCCATATTATCAATTATTGTGTAATGACCTGGATTACAATGCATAAGAATACACTGTGAATTATCAGGCGCAGATGCTGTATATGCATAATTAAGTTCAATTCCTGCACTTTTTCCACGTGATTGTACAATACCTTCAATGCGGTCATGCAATATGTATCCAGTAGGAGCTGGTAAATCCATGATTCTTATATACAATCCTCCCATCGGTTTAAGTTCAATTTTACACATTGTATCAAGTAGCAACCATGCCATGCATTACATTTAGAACATTGAACTATATTATAATTTAATGTTCTAATTGTTTATCTTTTATTTTATATAAAAATTATTAAAATATTGCAATATAAACTGCAATAATGAAATTAATTGGAGTAAGCAAGCGTTTGACCCAGCTTAGAATTCACTAAGCCCCTGTAGCTCTCCTTGCATTGCGATTGATTGCGCAGTACAATTCCTCTAACAAGACACGTCTCCGTGTGGACGGACTTTACCTTAAGCGCATTTTGTGCGCCCACCGACATCAAGTCTCTGAACTGCATCCATGGTCTTACGACTTTAGGACTTGGCTGCGGATTATCTCTATTCATTTGATTCTTACCATACCCACGAGTTTCCCCTTGGTGCAACTGGGCAGATCTTTCGACCCCAGAGCGGTACAAATGACTTAACGAGAACTTCCCGCAATTTGACGGTGTTGCTCTCTGTCCTGCTAGTCAGCAAGGAACAGTAATCAATGAACTAGCATTCCATTTTAGGGAATACTCTTGGTGGCATTGCTTTGCGACAAAGCGCTGCATCTTTTGCAGAAGCTTTATTGCATTCAAAAATTTACCACCCATACCAGACATCACGCGGAGCACATTGTAGTTAGTTGCATACACGCGGACAGTGGAAGAAGTTGTGGTGCCAACGGCGTTGTTGGACACAGTGAGGATGAGTGTGGTGTTATCAATACGGGATAAGTTGCAAGTGCCGCTGGGCTGGTGCTGCTCAGGCTGGAGGGCGAAAGAGTACACGTTGATACCGGTGGCGGGCACGTTGGTGTGGTGCTGGAAGGGCTGCACCTCGTTGAAGTAGCGACCTTCACGGACCTGGAAGCGGTCATGACCGTTGAGCTGGAGGAGGGCAGTCACGCAAGGGTTCTTGCCAGCCATACCCTCGACGCGGGTCACGGAGTAGCCAGACTCCAGGACCGCGCGATCCCACCAGTCAGAGTAGTTGAAGGGCTGCTGACCCTTCCAGGGGTTCACGATGGTATCATCGCAAGACACATAGCTGTCGCGCTGCACAACCCAGATGAGCTCCTTGCAAGGGTGGTTGAAGTTGAGCTTGATCTTGTTGGAGGAGGCAGTGATGGACTCGCCGCCAGTGAACTGCAGCACATCGATCAGGTACTCGTGGGAGACCTGGGCGAACTTGCGGCGCTCATCGGTATCCAGGTAGATGTAGTCGACGTACAGAGAAGCAGCCACCAGACCCTGGGCATTCACGCGGTCGCGGATGGTGTGGGGGTTGGAGGATGTAGAAGGAGTGTAGTCCCAGCAGAGGTTGCGCAGGTCGTTGAACTCCAGGTTGATACGCACCTCGTGGTACTGGAGGGCGATCAGGGGGAGAGCCAGACCAGGGTTGCGGCAGAACCAGAACTGCAGAGGGATGTACAGAGTGTACTCGGGGGTGCACTTGCCAACAGACTCCAGGGTGTTGGGCTCGCCACCAACGCAGTCGGCATCGCAGTCAACACCGCCCTGCTGGATGATGTTGGTGAGCTGGGGCACATTGCCAACCATCTTGGCATAGCCAGCCTGCTTGCCAGCCTCCTGGGACAGCTCATTCCAGATGTGGAGCCAGTCACCATAGTGCTTGTCGATACGCTGACCGCCGATTTCGATCTCGACGGACTTGATCAGGTTGTGGCCAACCCAGTTGAGCCAGCGGAACTGGGCACCAGAACCGTCAGTGGACAGAATGGACACGGAGGGGAGAGTAGCCTGCAGGTACATACGGTAGATCAGATCACCGTTGCGCTGGATAGTGCAGGTAACCTTCTTGGAGAAGTTGGGGGCGCCGTTGAAAGGGTTCTCGATGGACTCCATAGAGAAGTTAGTGTGGCGACGGTACAGGACCTTGAAAAAAGTAATCTGAGGGTTGCCAGTCAGGTATACGTCCTGGGCACCATAAGCGACGAGCTGCATTAAACCACCACCAGTCATTTGTTATACCCGGGATTAAGAAATATTTTCCTTTTTTTTACTGCAATAGGCGTTTTTAAGCATGTTTTTAGCTATATAAAAAGCGTCAAAATACCAAAAAATTCCCGTATTTTATATTAAATTAGGGTGCCAGCCTAAAAGCGACAAAATGAAACAAATCAATGATAACAAACCATACAAAAAAAGCGTCCAAACGTTCTGCATTAGAATCCCGGTCAACTCTCGATGCAATACATAATGCACAAGTTTCTTCTTATTTGAATAATGAAAATGATATAAATGTCATTAAAAATCAATTAGAACAATTAGCTGCAAAGATTACCAAAGTTGATAATGCAAATATAGGGAATGTTGAAAAACAATCCGATGTAATTTTATTGAAACGTGAAAAAGAGCAATTAGAGCGCCGATTGAAGCAATTAGAGAACAAGGATGATTTGATGGATTATTACTTGAGGACGGGTAATATTGTATTTGATTATTACAACGTGCAGGAGAAGATTTCTGCAGGTACAGCAAAATCTGCAACAACAAAGCCTCGTCCTGGTACAATTTTTGCTGCGTTAGAGGCTGCTGCAGATGCAGATGAAGAGGAAGGAAATGTTCCTGATATTCCTCAACTGCCGCAGCAGCCAGAAGAGCAAGGGTTTGATCGTGAAAAACTTTTAAATAAATATTTACATATTGTTGATCCTGAAATGGCTCGCTCTGCAGTAAATGAAGTAGAAGACAATTGGTCTGAATGTCAAAATTGTGGCAAAGATATGATATTCAATATGAATGAAGCATATATATCTTGTCCATCATGTGGTTATCAGGACTTTGTTCTAATTGATAGTGATAAACCGTCATATAAGGATCCTCCTCGCGAAATTTCCTATTATGCATATAAACGTATTAATCATTTTAATGAATGGCTTGCTCAATTTCAAGCAAAAGAGAGCACAGAAATTCCACAGGAAATATTTGATGGTATATTGATGGAGTTAAAGAAAGAGCGTATAACAAATATGGCGTCATTAAAGCTTTCAAAGCTACGTGAGATTTTACGTAAGCTTAAATATAATAAATATTATGAGCATATTCCACATATATTGAATCGCCTAAATGGTCAAAATGCACCAGTTATGAGTCGTGATAATGAGGAGAAGCTACGTCATATGTTTCGGGAAATTCAACCGAGTTTCCAGAAACATTGTCCAACCGATCGTTCTAATTTTTTATCGTATTCGTATGTTCTATACAAGTTTTGTGAGCTATTAGAGTTAGATGATTTTCTTCCATCGTTTCCATTATTGAAGAATCGTGATAAACTCTATATGCAAGATAAGATATGGCAGAAAATTTGTTCTGATTTAAAATGGGAGTTTATACGTACCATTTAAGATTTATTTTCAGGCATTTTAGAACATTTTCCCATTATTATTAAAATCATAAATATATTCTGCAATAAGAACTCCTATAAGCATAACAACATGTGCTATTAGGCGGCTTGTAAAATTATTTGATATATATTTTTCAATGAGTAATTCAATGATTCCTACAATTCCAACCCATACAAATATAATTGGTAATTGAGAGGCAAAGCGGCTCATTTCTTAATAGATTAGACATTTGCTAATTGCTATAATGTAGCAATTAGCAAGTGTTAATTATGTAATTTGTGAGCTTTTAATTTAGCTCTTTAACTTACCATGTAAACTGTGGATTCAGTTTAGGGGAAGCCAACCAGCTTAGCACCCAGACCGAAGCCAGCACCCTGGCGGGCGGTCACACCCACGGTGGGGGCGAGGAAGTCCAGGACGGCGAACACGACAGCCGCCAGGACAGCCAGAGAGCTGATTTCACCCATGTTCAGCTTCTTCTGGGGGATGATGATAGCAGCCACGGCGACTGCAAGACCTTCAACGAGATATTTAACGAAGCGAGTAATGATGTCAGAAACCATGCCGTCCATTTGCTTATACCTGATACTGAGAAAATTAGGCGCGACCGGACAATTTGCCAGTTGTGAGTTTAAGGGTGTATGAAATACTACAAATTAGATAAAATGTCAGGAAGTAAGCAGATTAAGGAAGATTTTCTAGAGGAGGATGCTGAAATTAGCAGTCAGAAATATGTACTGCTCAGTTTCCTTTCACCGGAGAATGTGCTTGCAAAAAAGGAGCTCTTTTTCTTTGAGCGATTCCTAAAGGATTATGAAATTCAGTGGAAGACTAAGAATCTAGAGGCTTTTCTAGCACAACAGGTGAATCGTCTAAATGCAACCCTTAATGAAAAGATTACAGCACTTGAGACAACGGATGCATCTGCGGAGGTCATTGATGCTGCAAAGGCGTGCCGTATTAAGATTGATGATGTTCTAGCTGGTTTTGCAGAATATGTAAGTAAATCTACAAAGGAGATTAAGCAAACAAAGCTGCAGGATGATTATAGTGAATTTATGTTCCGTGCACAGGAGAAGCTAGAAGATGAATTTCTGCAGATGAATGAGTTCCGTACATCTGTACGTGGTCTGAAGGTACGTGGTGTATATTCTACGACAAAGGAGGCGGAGATGCGTGCAAAGAAGCTCCAGCGTGAAGATACAATCCATAATATCTTTGTGGGTGAGGTTGGTAAGTGGCTTCCTTGGGATCCTTCTCCTAATGCAATTAAGGAGCAGGAGTATGCTGAAGACCAGCTCAACGATCTAATGAAGAAATATAGGGAGAATGAGGATCAAAAGGAGAAGTTTTACAAGGACAATAAGCTGCAGAAGCCAGCCAAGCAGATTTTTGGGTCAACGGAGGAGAGCCAGACTGAAGTTACGAACAGTTTTGAGGGAATGTTCGGAGCTGCAGGTGATTTAGCTCTTGAGCGTAAGAAAGCCGCCGCCGCTGCTGCTGCTGAAAAGGATGTTAAGAAGGATTAGGAGAGATAAGCAGTTGGCTCACCAGTTGTAGGGACTGTATTTGAGATGCATGTATTGGTTGCACCATCGCAGAACTGACCTTCATCGCAGACAGCGCCAGTTTCAGGGTCGGGAGAGCGGCATGGTAGATATGCGCTACCAAATCTGCGTTCTGAATTTACCTTGGGTACAACCATATTTTGAAACCCACTTACAACTTTACCAAATACAGAATTTAGATATTTGATTGCAATTGGTATAAAAACAATTACAGCAACAAAAATAACAATTAGAGACACGAGATCACCTTTACGTTTTGCCATTCTATAATATTGTTATAAAATGAAGGGATAGTAGTCCATCATTTTATAATTTTTGAAACAAGCTATTAGGGATATACTGGAAGTCCAGATGATTCGGGTTGTTTGGGAGGAAGTGTGGATTCACAATAGCCATTCATGCATTTCATATTTTCATCATCACATCCGCCTAATTGTATACCGCAGCGTCCTGAGCCGGGCGAAGCAAGGAATGATTCAGAAGAGCGTAATAATACAAGCCCAATGCATGCGGCAATTAGAAGAGCTATAAGAAGCGTAGTTGTGCGTTGTATTTCTGTTCGCATTTCTATTTATTAGGTTGTTTTACGAACTTGGATAAGAGGACCTCGTAAACGCTGTCCGCCTTGTCCATTATATTCACCGCCGCCCCCGCCAAATTCATCAGGAGGAGCTGTACCACCTCCACGAGAATGTGCCCAGAACTCTGGTGCACCTAGACGGAAATCTCCATGCATCGATGCTTTATACCAGAAAATACATTCGTCTAAACGATTTGACTGTGTTGCATTATTAATTACAAGGCATTCATAATTTTGTGTACATTGATCCATAACTTGGCAGAAAAACTCAAATGTAGGGAATGCACCACCATAGTTTTCAAAAATACGCTTACGATTGCTTGGGTATGGTTCACGTAAAATAAATACATAATCTACATTTGTACGAAGGGCTGGTTGAATACCAAGCGGGTACTGCATTGTAATAATAAAGAACACCTTGAGCCAACGACCGTTCATAAATAAATAACGAATATTTTTATCGTGTGTCCAACTATCATCGTACATACAGTCATCAAGAATTAGGAAAGAACGTGGATCAATGCGTGATTGAATACCTGCTTCACTCTCTTTTACAATGCGTGCCATGATTAATTTCTGGCGTTTGACATAATTTGCAAGAATCATTGGGTTGTATTCGCCATGAATAAAAATAGGAGGAATCATTTTGCTATAAAATGAATTTGACTCTTCTGTACCGCTAATAACAACTCCTGCAGGCATGTTTTGGTGATGATAAAGTAAATCACGCACAAGGGTAGATTTACCTGTACGACGACGCCCTATAAATACGCACACAGCATCCTGCGGAATGGATTTCATATCAAACTTTTTTAAATTGAAATTTAACGTACTTCCTGATGCCATTTGATATATATACGTACAATTAAATAATTAATTATACGCATAATTATGCGTACATATTATTCAAACAAATACACTTTGATTGAATAAGAGAGATGGTTAAAAAGAGAAATGGAAAGCCGGAAAAAAGTCAATTTCAACATTTATTAGATAGTTTTTTAGT